GTAGAAAGGAATAATAATTCTGTCTCTGTAACCAAGTTCAGGTGTCCAATGAAAGTTGTGATCATCAACATACAAATCTCTCTGCTTCATATATTCAAACACAGCAACAAGATTTGGATCAACTCCTGTAGGTTCAAGAGCACAGTAGTCTGCCCAATTATTTACAGGTCTTGCACTTGCTGGCAATGGCACTGTGTTGAACTTAGGTAATGCCACCAATCGCTGTTGTATCTCAGTACCTTCGTTCTCTTGCATTACCTGTAGGGCAAGTTTGTTGATTACATCATCAGGAGCGTTCATCCACTGTAGTAGTTTACGCATTTTGTGTGATAGATTACGTCCTGGTTGCCAACTTGCTTTGAAGCCACAGTTGAAACAGTGATAACTTACACCTTCTGTACCATTTGAAATTAGTCCGCCACGTTGTCTTGTATCTGCACTTGTTCCATTGTGATGACAGCAGGGAGCGTTAAACGAAGTCCAACCACTTGGGGTAGTCTTACGCTTTGAAGGCAAATATGCTGTTAGTGTTTCCAAGACAATACTCATAGTTTAAGTATAGCAAACTATGCTTAGAATGTCAACTAATTTCTTACCAATATTTTGGATATAGTGTTTGTAGGACTTGCTGTTGTTTTAAATCTTAAGTGGCTAAACACACCATTAAAGTTGACAGGGGTTGGTTCAGTTTCATTGCTTAAACTTACGGTTGCAATATCAGCCCAGTTGGTATTGTCAGTTACTTGGTTTTCAAGAGTTGCTTGTACAACTACATCACCTACATAACTGTCTGAATATACTGCGGCCGTGTGTAGAGCTTCATTTCCATTAATTGCAGGTTCTGCACTAATGCTTTCACTTATCCAATAGTTGTCGCTGTCGTCTCCTGCTACTCCTAATTCTTCTGTAAACTGAGTTAAACTATAGGATGATTTAGGACCTGGGAATGCATAACTGTCTACAAATATAGTTCCATTGTTATCAAAATGACTATCAACATATGTAAGAGTTTTGGCGCTGTTGCTGTCTACAAGATAGATATTATATTTTAAATACTGCTGATTTATATTAAGCAAATCATTTTCTGTAACTGTTACAGTAAACAGTCCTCTTGATGCGCTACTATCATCTAATTGATTGACCACACCGTCGTGTTCTATAACCAGTGTGTTTGTTTCGTCGTAAGCAACAAACTTAGGTGTGTAAGCCGAAACATTTATAGGTTTTTGATCTGCATTTAATAATCTAAATTGTAGCACATTGTCTATGCCTCTATATACATGTAATTGTCTTTGATACACTGGTCTATACTCCGTGACGAATCCTGCGTCATTTGCTATTATTGTTACTCTATTATTTACTAAATATCTTGGTGTAAACTGCATAAACATATTTATCGGAAACAATGTTAAGAAAAGAAATAGAAGAAAATTATCCGTTCATAAGCGTAGTCACGTATGGAGGTACAGAATACGTAGGAATCATCACCAACCAAGATCAGTTCGTAACAAGTATGTTGGTATACTCTAATCTAAGATCTTTACAAGAAAAGAAAAGATTTTTAGAATTAGGCGAAACTTGGTGGTACGAATCTAATAGATTGATTCCTATTAATATCTTTTTGAGAAATGATATTGAACCTATTAAATATTGTTTAATTACAATGAATTCAAAAGATGTAAAAGTTAGTCTTGGACCTACTGTGAATATTAGCAATCTTGCTGTAAAAAGAGTAAAGCGTAAAAACGTTCAATTAGTTCGTAAACCTAAGAGATAGCAATCCAAACATTATTTGGACCAACATCAAAAGTTACGATTAGTTCTTTTACGGCTTTGTTCACTCCTGGATAATCAATATCATGTCCTGTAAGTAATCCGCCATCATTTATTTTATTTTTATATGCAGCTATATCTTTTGAACATCCTTGATAACTATGATCTGCATCTATAAAAATTAAATCAACCATAGGTATCTTATCAGCCATTAAGGAACTGTTACCTTCTATGGGAATAAGTCTTTCTTCATATTTCTTTTCCACTTGATTATTATAAAATTGTGAAATATTGTTATCTATGGCATAAATTGTTAGATTAGGATTTTGATCTAACAAATGAAATGTTGTTCTTCCGTCTCGAACACCCACTTCGGCCATAGTTGTAAAATCATTTTCTTTTATAAGATGATTTAAGAAATGTCGCCTGTTACTCTTTCCAGACCATTCTAAAGTCATAGGCACATCTAATAAGTCTTTACGTTTTGCCATTCAATTGCTCACAAAGTAAATTCATATGTACAACACACGCCATTGCATAAGATACAGCATGTGCTTTTTTGAAATAGTAACTACCGTCGGCAGGTTTAGTCCAGACAGTCTTTAGTATAGTCTCCCACGACTCGTTTACGAGGTGTCTTTTTGCTGGACGTATTATTGCGAGTACCGCGGCCAATTGTTCTACGCTTGTCGGCTTCAGTTTCCTGCAAACGTTTCCGTGCCCTTGCAGATGAAATACGTTGTCCACGAATTCGTCGTGTGTCAATAGATCCCATATAGGTTCAGTCTCCATAAGTTTTTGTAAATGATTTTCATCTCGTATATCTTTATATATTGATACGTTTAAAAAATCAAGTTTGAAGTAACCTCTGTCTTCTGCTGTTTTGTAATCAATAGTTGAAAGATTGTCAACAGGATTATGAGGAACTTCAGTGACATAGACACCAGTGTTGTGTTTTTTACCTGTGTCAAGACGAGCTATACGATGTTTAACCTTTTCAAGCACTATATCTCTGTCTGCAAAGTCTATATCAATATCTGGCATTAAAGTTTGCCTTCCTCTCTTAGTTTAGCTCTAATTTTAGTAGCACTAATACTGTGTATATCTTCACCTAAGTCATGCTGTGTAAATGTATATCCTACACCACGACCATAACTTATATCTACAATATTTGGCACTTTCATTATAACATATTCTTCACCATATGTAAAGTCATGTTCTGCCAAACCATCTTTTATATTTTGAATAACTTCGTCATATTCGAAAGGGTTATCGTCTTGAGCAACAGTACGACCTCCGCCTGCATCTTCTCCGACAATGCCGCCGACATCACGAATCATAATACATACTTGTCCAGTTTCAAGCAGTGCTTTTTTAAACAATGCTGTGTGTCCGTCGTGCCATGGTTGCCAACGTCCGAGCATTTGTGCTGTAGGTTTTTTCCAATCAAAATTCATTTTATTACTCCAAAGTTTATATGTTTGTACCACACACGTTCATGAGCATAATACAAAACAAACTTAATGATCAAGTCTGCTATGAATACTGCTCCTATTGCTTGAGGCGGCAGTCCAAACGTCCAAGCAATAATTGCTGTGGTAATACTTGCTATTATACGCCATGTGACTGCTTTTGCTAAATGACGTTTAGATGAAACTTTATTTTCCATTTCTTTGCATCCATGCTTTGACTACTTCTAACAGTTGAGAATGAGTATCATCAAACCATTTGCTTACATGATAATCACATTTTGGAGGTGCTTGAAACATTTTATTTGTATCTTCAAAACGACCTTCTTGAATAGTATCCATCCAAACAGTAAAGTCAGGATCAAATGCTTGTCTTGCTTGTTCAGTAGGACATACAAAATCTGTTACAGCAATTTTGCCTGCTCGTACCACACCATCACTAAGATGACGCATACGATTCGCCTGGCGCATACGACCTTCTGGAGTAAAGTCCCAGTCGTCATAGTGCTGTCTTACTTCGTCTGCATTGATATGCACACCACCGATTAATTCTGCAAAAGGTTTTGCCAGTGTAGTTTTACCACTACCTGGTAGCCCGAATATTAAAATTTTCATAAGTTTGCTTCCTTTACAATTTCTCGAACAAGATCTATGTCATTAGGATTTCTTTTAAATCTCATAGCCCAATGCTCTGGATCAAGCACATGGTATATCATATTTAACTGTTCGTCATTAAATTTACTCAACATATCTTTACCGCTTTTACAGTTCAATAGTAACCAAGGAGATATCTTACCATCTTTGATATGCCACACAGCTCTGTTCAAACTTACATGTGCAAAATAATGATTCCACGGTGCAGGTTCATTTTCTTCTGCCCATTCCATCATTGTGTTTACTGAGCGTTCAAGTGCAGTTTCAACTCCTTCTTTGCGGATAAGTTCGATAGCATATTTTTCATACATTTCTTCTCTGCACCAATGATCAAGTTTTACTCTTGATGTCACAACATAGTCGATATACTTTTCTGGATACAAAGGTTTTACATTTGAAATAAAACTACCAAACTTTACAAATGCATTGTAGTATTGACTCTTACAAAATTCTTCATAGGTCTTGTCTTTTTTGGCTCCTGCACTTAGTTTGTAAAACTGATTGAATGCATAGTATCCAAGTTGCACTCGTTTTTCGTTTCGCTGTAAACGCCTGCGCTTTTGTTCACACATATGCACAACAAGAGTTTTTTCTCTTGTGTAACCTGTGTTACAGTATTCGCATACATAAGGTTTAGATGTCGACATCTTTTTTATCCATACCGAGTGACTCGGCGTATTCTTTAATTTCTTGTTTTGTAGATATTGAAGCAAGTAATTCTACCTCGTCTTTTTTCATATTTGGAAAACGTTCATGTAACCATTTGGATATTTTTGAATTGGCTGATTTCTTCTGTTTCAGCCCAATCCATTCATGGAACTCAATTTTACCTGTGTTGCCTGCTTGACACAACAGTTGCCATTGTAGTTTAGGATGTCTTGTGCCAAGCACATTCCAGTTCTTGTTGTAGTATTCATTTGTTTTGAATACAGCAAGTTCTTGTTTTTCTCTGTTGCCTTTGATACTTGATGCATATCTGTTCATTAACCAAAAACTTATTTGTTTGCGTTCTTCATCTGTAAATTCATCCCATACAGATTTTGCACCCATGTCTACTGCTGCTAATATATCTTTTAATGGAAGTTTATTTGCCATAATTATATTTTACTATCTCTGATATGGTTTTGTCAAATGATTTTAAGTCCAACATATTAGGTCCATCACTTGGTGCATTGTCGGGATCTTCATGCACTTCTAAGAAAAAGTTTGTCACACCCATTGCAGATGCAGCACGAGCCAACCCAGGAACGTACCCGCGATTACCGCCGCTACTACTGCCCATTCCTCCCGGCTTTTGAACCGAGTGGGTAACATCAAAAACAACAGGAACATCATAGGTATCAAGCATATACTGAATGCCAGTGAAATCAACGACCAAAGTATTATATCCATAACTGCTACCTCTTTCTGTAATCCATACTTCTTGTGCACCTTGTGTTTTTGAAAGGATACCTTCTACGTCCCAAGGTGCAAGGAACTGTCCTTTCTTAATGTTTACAATTTTATTTGTTTTGCATGCCGCCTGTATCAAATCAGTTTGTCTACAAAGAAATGCTGGTATCTGTAGTACGTCAACAATATCGTTATAGTAAGCAGCAATTTTTAGTATTTCATTCTGTGTATGCACGTCAGTTAATATTTTTAAACCTGGAACTTTTGCTTTTAGTTCTGCAAAATCTTCCATAGTCTTTTGTAAACCTTGACCTCTCATACCTTTTATATTTGTTCTGTTTGCCTTATCAAAACTTGCTTTAAAATAGTAATCTATTCCGTGTTTTAGACAAACACGAGTACACTCCTTTGCAATTTTAAAACTTTTTTCTATAGATTCATGTTGACATGGTCCTGCTATAATTTTCATATTCTTTCCTTTTCTATTGCAATATCAAGTTTACCTTTTTTACCTAATTCAATATATACAATTTTTCCTTGGTATTTTTCTATTTTATTTTTCCACCAAATTTCATCTTCTAATATCAAATGTGCATTTCTTCCATCTGGCAAAGTTTTTCTTGCTGGTTTAGTATCAATTCTTAACCATATGTATTTTTCTGCTATTTGCCATACATGACTTAAAACATTATCTAAAAATTCTGGTTCTATGTGTTCTAATACATCATTTGAAAATACACAATCATATTTGGTTTGTTGTATATTTTTAAACACACTTACGGCAGGATCATATCCATGCCAAGTAGAACTAGGATATTTTTCTTTTAAATGATTTAGAATAACTGCCTTGCCGCATCCATAATCTAAAATAGATTTAGGTTGCCATTTTTCATAAAATGTATAAAAAGCACCAAGGGGTTTTATTTTTCCGCCGAAGCCCCTTGGTCTGTCTTTTGCGGCATGTAATTTTTTAAGTTGCTCTAGATATTCTTGAGAGAACATTATGTATATCTTTCTTGTATTTCTACACTACTAATATTATCGTCACCGTATAACTCTTGTATGGGCATGCGGAATTTGTTACTAGTATTTTTCCAGCTTATAGCAACTACTGTTACATCTCGTTCCCAAGAATCAATATTAGATTCACGTCGCAGGTCTGTTTGTCTATATAAAATATTAGGGTCAAGAGCAAACAACTGTTCCATATTATTTTGTGCTAACCATAAATGACTAACCTTATAATCGTTAGCTGTAGCTAAGGCTGTAAATAGGTTTGGATTATAATTATAAAATCCATGATCTACCCAGCGATAACAAGGTAGACAATGTATCATACAGCCGCCGGTACGTGTAAGGTTATGTGTATTCTCAAATAATGTTAATTGATTGAATACATGTTCTCCTGTTCCATTGTTAGTAACTAAATCAAACTGTTCAGTGAAATTATAGTAATCATTGAGATTAAGATTAAGATCCATTGCTATGCTATCGCGTTCTTCGTTAACGTCTATAGCTGTATAATTTTTAAACCCTATTGACAGATACCATTCTTTAACAGTAGCAGGTTCAACACCTTTAAGTCCTAGACGTTTGTATATGCTTCTGCGCTGTTTGGCATTTTTGAGAGTTTGGTTGCCTAATTCACAAACTGTAGGATGAAGTCCTAAATCATTACGTATTGTATCAACAGAGTGTGTAATTAAATTATGAAATCCCATTATTGTATTTCCTCTTTCTCCCACATTTTTCCATTTTTATTATATTCGCCTATTATATTAATGCTATGTCTACGTTCAACAGCATTTGTTCTTGGTGTAACACTATGTACACTATTATGAACATTAAGAAACATACAAAAATTATTTGCTTTGTATTGTATTTCTTTTACAGGATTGCTTTTTTGTACTGCTCTTCCAGACTTTTTGTATATGCTATCAACTGTGTTTATTTCGTGTAAAGTAAAATTACCACCTGTGCTTGCGTCATTTGTTTTTTTCATATACAATAATCCTGCATAAATTTCTCCAGGATTATCTAAATGAGGTGTACGTGTTGTACCAGTTTCATCTACTGGTTCATGAACTACAAATTGACAATCAGTTACAAACGCTGTTTTTTTCTGTATACGTCTAATACCAACATCTCCTATTAGTAGTTCTTCATAAATTTCTTTTGGGTAATATTTTAAAAAAGCGTCTTCAAAAATTTCTATTACATATTGAAAAAACTCTGGACTTGTATGATACGCAAAAAATTCTTTCCATATACTAGGAGTTCTACTTTCTAACAACACAGGATTAGATTTATGTCTATAAGTTATGCCGTTATCAAGTACTGGTGTTGAGCAGACAATGTCTTCCGGAAAAGTATCAACAAGTTCATTGTAAACATTTTCAGGAAGAGCATTGTCTATGCAAAGATGTGGAAATGGTTGCATCTCCACACCTTTGAAGTTTTGTAGAACACTTAGTTCCATTACGCTTTTTTCTTCCTACTTTTTTTCGGCTTTACTTCATCTTTAAGCACAAGTGGATCAACTCCAAACTTGTTTTTTAAAGTTGCAAGCAATACACCATACGCCGGTAGGAACACAATTAATCCTACAACAATTTTAGTTAGTGTGTTGTTAAATGCAACTGCACTAACCCATGGTGCTGGATAGAATGCTGTGTAAAAGAAAGTATAAGTATCGATGATGTTAGCAGCAATAGTTGATATTGCTGGTGCTAACCACCATGCATCTGTATACTTTTCTCTAATGTGTTGGAATACATACACATCAAGCATTGTACCAACTGCATATGCAGTACCTGATGCAATACCTACTCTGTATGCATGTTCGTCACCAAGTGCTAATAACACTAACACTGATGCTACAATAGCTGGAATAATAGCCATTGCTACAACAGTACGACCTGCAGCTTTACCAACCAAACGCACTGTTAAGTCAGTTGCTACAACTACAATGGGAAATGTAAATGCAGCTGCTGCTAGTGGAAACTCACCGAATAAAGGTAAGTCTGCGCCTGGAAACAAATTAAATCTTATTGTAACCAAGTAATTACTTACTGCAATCACAAGAGTGTGTAGGATAACAAGATTACGTACTAATGTCTTATCTACACCTTCTAATAGTTTTGTGAACATATGTTCTCCTTATTTTGTTACTTTAGTGCCTACTGTTCTTCTCACAATATCATTGTGATTAAATTCAGCCCAGTATAGTTCAAAAGCGACACCGTCTTCTAAACCTTCAAACTGGTGAATTTTTCCGGGCTTCACTTGTGTAAAGTCACCCGCTTCAAGAATGGTTTCATCGATTAAACCACCTTGATCATCTTGCCAAACACGGACAAGCATCTTGCCCGATTCAACAAAGAATCCGTTCCATTTAAATTGATGTTCGTGTTCACTACATTTGAATCCTTTCTTAAATTCAATGCGGTGAAACTCTAATACGCCATTGGCATGTATCAGTTCTGTTTGTCCCCAGATCTTTCCTGCTTTCATTGTCATAGTCCTTTCCTATAATAGTTTCCCGTAATCTATGGTTTCATTATGTCTTGATACTTCTTTCACAAAATATGCACACTGTGGGTTATGACCTTGTGATAAAGGAACAGTCAACAGTTGTCCATTTTTCATTTTTGGAAAGTACCATTTTACATCATTGTAAAAATTTAAAATTTTAACCTCAGCATAATCTGCTTTGTAACTTTTAATAGGATTGAATAAAAATGCTTCAAATCCTCTGTCATTTAAACTAGTTAATGGTAAAACTTCTAAGTCATTGCCTGTTTCGTGATCGCCAACAGCAATATGCCAATCTACTGGCATCATTAGTTCTTTACCATCTATTTCCATTACAATCGCAGGCGAACTAAAACTTTCTAAGAATATTAAAGGTATAAAGTAAAAATCAGGATCATTTGAATCACTGTTATCTAACACGCTAAATCTTACATCGTCATCTAGTTCGTCTGGCAGATTAGTAAGATTAAAACATTTATTTTCTAGTGTAAGTATTCTCATATTAGTTCCAATCTACCTTTTCTATAGTAAATGGGTATTGGGCTTCCTTATAAAACTTTTTACGTTGAGTAAGGTGCCGCTTCGCAAACTTACAAGTGCTTGTAAGATCCCATATTTGTACGAAGTCTTTATCCTTTGCCTTTCTTACGCCTCTGCCTATTGATTGTATTACACGAACAAACGATTTGCCTGGTTCTATGAGAACAAGATTAAAAATCCTAGGAATATTAATGCCAACAGCCGCCACGCCATACGTTGCAATAACCACGTGGTTAGTCCCTTCGTTGATTTCGTCATATGCTTCCTTTCTGTCTTTAAGTTTAACATCGCCTTTTACAAAACTTGATCCTGGTATAAGTTCTTGCAGTAATTCACCTGCACTAATACGATCTACAAGTATTAGAGTGTTGCCTGAATCTTTTACACCATTCAATAATTTGCCTATATACTCAATACGTTTTTTATCTGTAACAAGATATTTTAATTCTGATTGATAATCACGAAACTCAGGTAAGTCTACTAGTTGTACCACATTGACATGACACTGTGATAGTACACCTTTATCTTGTAGTTCTTTTGCACTTACCTGTCCAATTACAGGACCAAGGCTTGCATGTATTGATTCAAATTCAAACTTTTCTTTTGGAATAGTACCTGTTAGTCCCCAACGAATAGGGGCATTTCGTAAGTTACGTGTAAGCAAGTTCTTTAGTACTTCTGCTTTGGCTTGGTGTACTTCGTCGATAATAATTGTGCTTACACCGTCGAGAAACTCAGCAAGACTCAGTACAGCAGATCCATCCTTGTGTTTTTTGTCTAATATATTTAGACTTTGCCAAGTACAAATAGTGTGAGTCTTGCCTAGTTCTTTTCTGTCGCCAAAATATACACCTACATCAAGCCCACAATTAATATAGTCTTCTTCTGTTTGAGTAACAAGACTTTTGTTGGGAACCACGACTAGGCTACGCCCATAGTCTTCTGTGATCTTACTTAGTGTAGCAGTGATAATAGTCTTACCAGCACCTGTGGCTACTTCTTGTAATGATTGAGGATTTTGCAAGAAGTTGTTTATAACCTCTACTTGATAATCTCTTAATCTAATAGGCTCGCCTTCGGCAGGATGACCTTTTGGCCAGGTTTTATCACCCCAGAAATCTTCTTGAATAGTATTAAATTTTAAGTCTATAGGAATACGTTGATCGTCTATATCTGCAATCTCAACATTGTTTTCTAACAGCACTTGTTGAATTACATCAAGATGATTAACATAACCTGTACCACCAATACCAAAAAAGTTTACCTTGCCATCCCAACGGCCTAGTTTATACTGTGGCATATACCGTGCGTAAGGCACTTCAAATTTCAAACGATTGGCAATCTTTCTGCGAACTTCAACAGGAAGTCCTTCAAGTTTTACGTTAACTTCATCTTGTATAACTATTCTACAAGTTGTCATATTTCTTCTATATCCTGATATCCAAAGGGCGTTGAATCCGAATCATAGTGTATAACAAGATCGCATTCGTTTATATATGAATCTAGTTTCATGTTTGTTCTCTTACTTCCATACATTAGCACTGCACTAGGTTTCCAGTCGCTTAGTATTAATGGCTTAGGAATTTTATTGTTACTAATATACACTATTTTTGTATATTTTGCAAGAGAATTATTAAGATTATTTTGTTTTATCAACGAATTAAAACTTCTATCTGTTTGATCTTTATTGTCTTTTCTAAACATTACTGTGCATGATTCGTCTAGGACAATTCCCTTAAAACATTCATAAACATCTTGTAAACATTCAGTACTGCTGTCGTCATCTGGTATAACAACAAGTAATGGAAGTCTATGAAGCTCTAGTACACTTTCGACAATATTATTAATTGTAAATCTTGTACTATTAATCAATATATTTTTCTTGTTACGATTGATAATCTTTTTTGTTAACGGTTGAAGTTTGTTAACACTTTCTGTTAAATCATTTTCGTCAAAATAATTTATACCAAGTATTTCTTGTCTGTCTTTGTAAAGAGCAAGGTTATCTAAACTAGGTTCACCTATTGAACTTACAGCAAAATCAAATGCTTTAGTGTGTAAATTTTCTAATTTAAGATTATATATACCAGGCACATAGTTTTTTTTATTTTCTTTCATTTCTATTAACTTCCTATATTGTTCTTGTAGAGATTCCTCTATCTCAAAGTTTGCCTTTTGGAAGTTGCCTATAATTTTATAAATGTTTTGTTCTGTAGGAGATATAAAATGTGTTTTATTTGCTTTGTCGTAGCCTTGATTTTTATGTATAGAATTTAATATTTCAATATATTTGATCATATTTTTAGCAAACGGAAACCGCACAGCAATCATGGTTTCTCCATTTTGTTCTACTAAACTTATGGTTTTTGACCTATCTATTGATCGCAATGGTTGTCTAAGATTAAGCATCTTTTCTTCTATACTGTCAATTCCATTTGCTTCAAACTGAGCTTTGTAATCTAAAATTTTTCTTTTGGCAAGTTCATACTGTCTATCAGTAAATGGTATCTGACGTAGACACTGCTTGCCTAGGCTGAACATAAGGTTACGGTCTGTGTTTTGTATTTCGAACACAAACTTGCCCTGTGTCATACCTGAAATGATTTCAATTAAGTCTTCTGCTGTTTCTTGTTTCATAATAGTATTATACGAGATTATAGCTTAGAAGTCAAGTGTTTAAGTGGTATTCCTTGAGAAATTTCTTCTAACGTCCACTCAGTATGTGCATAATTATTCAACCATTGCTGACGTTCAAAAAGCACAGGCTCTTCAATCATAGAAAGATCTTTATTTGCAACATCATATGCAAGACTACTAGGACCAACAAATGCAGGAACACCATCAATTACACTGTGTATACCAGGATTTGAACTCCAACTCACTGTGCAGTATATGTTATGAAATCCTATATCAAAATCATCATATGTTCCACGAATATGTTTAGGATCTTGCCTTGTTACATTGTTATACTCATGTTCTATGTACGGCAATGTACATCGTGGGTGAGGTCTAAAAATAATTGGACGATCTGTATATTTCTTTACAGTATCTATAGTTTCTATGACCCAGTTGCTCATTGTTGGCATGTTTTGCCATTGTAAACTCTTGTCATGTTGTCCGCAAATAAGAATATATTTGCCATCGGTGCGCCACGGTTTTAATTTTAATCCGAGTTGTTCAGCCCTATTACTATTGCTGTTGCTACTATTGCCAAAATAAGCGTCTCTATTGATACCATTTAAACCTACTTTCCATGTTGTTCCTCTTTTGATGCCGCCGACTTCGAGTACGATGGTCGGTTTGGATTGTAGAACGTTTTTTTCCCATATAGCACGGTTTCTAGCCATGCGACCGTTCCAAAGTACGCTCCAAATAACATCAATCCCATCATCACCATTATCGATACAAGTATGCCCAAGAGCACGAGCGCCAGTGTGAAAGGCGTCAAAAACAGGGCTAGAATTTTGTGCGCCATATTGCCTCCATAAGTTAAATTTCATGATTAAATACCTTGTAGTATATTTACAAAGGAACAACAATGTCAGACATAACTGTGGTTACAACATTCCACCAACCAGGATTAGAACAATATGGTCAACGCTTTTTAGATTCTTTTGCACAAAGGGTAGACAAGCGTATAAAATTACTAGTATATGCTGAGGCATGTCATCCTGTAAACCCCGATCCGGAACAAATTAAAATATTTGATTCTTTTGAAGCATTACCTAAATTAAACGAGTTTAAAACCAAATGGGGTAAAGTACCTCACGCTAACGGTGATATAACAAATCATCCTGCACGTAATGGCCGCAAGGATTGGCAAAAGAAATTTAAATGGGACGCTGTACGATTTGCTAATAAAACGTATGCTGTATATGATGCATGTGAACGCAGTACAGATTGGTGTGTATGGATGGATGCAGATACGTATGTACACAGTGACTGGTCATACGATGACTTTAAAGCACAGTTACCTGAAGATGCTTGGATAACTTATGTGGGTAGAGGTAAAGGTTCACAAACTTGGCCAGAGTGCGGATTTTACGGAATGAACTTACGTAACGAAACTTGTAAGAAATTTTTAGCAGAATTTGAACGTGTGTACGAAGATGCAGAGAACGGTATTTTTAAATTAGCTGAATGGCATGATAGTTTTGTATTTGGAAATATTCTCAACGGTATGAAGCAACAAGATCCTAATGCGTTTGATTATAGTGCTGAAATGTATTTGCGTGAAGCAAAATCTGGAGGCGGCGGACATCCTCTCATTAATGGAGTTTTAGGCACTTGGATAGATCATATGAAAGGGGTACGCAAGCAAGAAGGTAGATCTAGAAAATTAGATATTATGGTTAATCGTAAAGAATCGTATTGGTCTAAATAATGAAACCTTGGTTGTTTGACGAACTTAAAATTTTTCTCGACGAAATTAAAATTTCAACAGTAGGCGAAATAGGTACTCATAAAGGAAACACTTCACTGCAATCAATTAAATATCTTAGTAGTAAAATAGACTTTTTGACCTTTTATGGGTATGATGTTTTTGATGATGCTATTAATAATCTATCATTTAACAGAAAAGAATTCAACGGCAAAGGGGGCGCATCTTACGAATATGTGTCAACACGATTAGAAAATTTAAAAAAACAAATAGATAATTTTGAATTTCACCTTTTGAAAGGACTTACTACAGATACGTTAAAGAAACAGTCCTTTGACTTTGTGTACATTGACGGCGGACACAGTTATGATACTGTAAAACATGATTATCAAAAGGTAAAAGAAAGTAAACTAATTGTTTTTGACGATGCACAAAATAAAAACAATGCTAACGAAGTGCCAGCATTTTTAAATGAATTAGAAAAAGAAAAATCTGTACAATATTTTAAAAGATGGGCTATTATACGTAATTACGCATAAATTTCCAAGCAGTGCCGTCTTTTAGTTCATCAAAACTCCAATGACACATGCTAATACGTTCAATCCATTCTTGTCTATCATATAGCACAGGATCTTCAATCTCTTTAATATTTGTATTAGCGACTTCACCATACATACTATAGTCAAGATCAGAATCCATTTGAAAAACAGGCACACCTTGTATTAGACTAGCAACACCCGGACTGCTATTGTATACTACTGTTGCCCAAGCATGATTAAGATCTTGTCTAATATCTTGATTAGTAGAAACAGTTACGTTATTATATTTTAATTCTGACAATCTAGCCAGTGTTTTTCTATCTCCTGGATGTCCTCTAACTATTATTTTCCTACTTGTATATTTTTTTATTCTTTTAATAATATAATGTGCAAAACTTATTACATCAGTATTTTTCATACTCCAACCGCCGTTACGTTGTAAACATAATAGTATACTCTCGCCTCTTGCTTTGTACGGAACAATATCTATACCAATATTTTTTTTAATACTTTGCCATCTTTTAGGATCAACATCTTTATCAAAATAAAAACCTGTACCTCTAAATACACCATCAAAGCTATATCTTAAGTAATTTCCAGGAGTGTTTCTTTTGCCTGTTGCAAATAAAAAAAGATTACTATCAACAATAAGTGTTCTTTTATTGGTAAGTTTTTGATGATCTAATACTTGTTTCCTAAACAATAGGTGCGGAGTATTCTTACTATTGGTATGCACAAATCCTTGTAAAACCGCTACATCACAATCTTGTATAGTTGATTGATAATGATTTATTCCTATATCGTTTACAGTATTAACACCTTGAACAAAATTAGATAATATTAAAGGTTTTTCAGGACTATTATTTTTTGGTGGGATTCCATAATGGTAACTCACTACTTTCATTAACTGTTCTCCATGCAAATCCGTTTCGTAATTCATGTACATCAAATTGACAATAACCAAGATGCGCAAAAAATGCATCTGTTGTTTCTCTATCAGGCATATGTGGGTTATCAATTTTACGTATATCTTGTTCACAAACAACTTGTGCCGCATTTGGACCAAGAACAATAGCTGGTTTGCCTTCCATTAGTGCTTCAACAGCAGCAATGCTATTGTATGTAACAAGACAGTGTACATCATCTGCAAGTGCAGCTTGAATTGTTTTATCAGTTACCCTTTCTGTTCTATTAGGTTTTAATCTTACTTCAATTGGCCTACTAGTATATTTTTTAATCTCTGCTACTACCTGTTTTACCCAAGTTTCTGGATCGGGTTGTCCAAATACTCTCATTGCTTTTTCGCTAGGAGGACAAATTAAAATTTTCCTTCCAAGAGATTGTTTTCTATAACGATAGCCGTGTGCTTTTGCACGATCCATAGGACGTTCAATAATGCCACCTATTTGTTGCATATTATTTTTTGTAACTCTATGTAACCATTTGTTTTTAAAGTTACCAAAATATCCTGTGTCAATTGTATAAAATGTTCGGCCGGTGTCCTTACACTTTTGGATGGCCTTACGACTACCTCCACCAACTCCTCTAATGATAAGTGCGGTATCGTCATTTAAATGATCTGCATAGGAACTAACAACACCATTACTCCCCATAGCAAAGTTTTCAAGAATTGGATCATATCTATGACCTTTTCTTTCAAAGTTAACTTCACTAGTGTCAATTGCTACTATTTTTCCCATGTGATTTTTAACTCTTTCTGTAATTGATTCCCAAGTATTTCCTTCATAATACTTAGCTTCAGGATCTACTAGGTAATTTAATATCGACTTTAATATTTCTTGTTTATCTTCATTCACCTTCCAGGTGTCTGGTGTAAGTTTGTGTTTAGCATTTGCTGCTTTTTGTGCGTTATAACTTTTCTCAGCAAGATACCAATCCGCTGCATATTCGCATAAACGATAATCTTTAAACCAAGGACCGCCATCGGTGTAGTGTATCGCCGCAGGTTCATTTTTACCGTCTTCTTGATAATATCCTACAAGCCAGTTCCATTCGTGATGTAATCTTCCAATCTCTTGATCTTGAAGCCAACTAAATCTATGTAAATATTTTCCGTCTATTTCTGGGTCGTTGATTAATTTTTTGTTAAGTTTTCTATTTGATGGATGTTCACAATTAAATAACATACAAGAGCTCCAATTTTTTCTTGGATATATTGTTTGTTCTCTTCCGTCCATCTTTGTCATGCTTTTTGGGGTATAGTCGTGTTGAACACACATTACAGCAAAATTTTTATTATTTTCTTGAGTTTCTTCTATTACTTTCCAAAGATTTCTTACGTCTTTTTTAAATAGAAAGTCACAATCAATAAACAACGCCCAACCTTTAAAGTCACAAAGTTCTGGCACTAAGAATCTTGTAAAGGTAAATTCTGTTGATGCTAATTGATCAACATCTCTCCAATATAATCCTCTATCGCGCATCTCCTGTTGTTTAATAGGATATATTTCTATACTGTTAGGATATTTTGCTCTATCAAGTATACTTTGTCTACACACTTGATAAGCAATGTCTTCTCTGCTGTCGTGACCGATAAAGATTTTAATTATGCCGTCTTTCAATGTCTTCCTCCACGCAATTTGTGCCGTATTGTATTTCAACTAGTTTCAACGGTATCCTGTCTTCGTTAACCAATTGATGCCAAGTTCCTACAGGTATATGTAGACTTTGATGTTGTCTGTAACGACCCATTAATTCAAAATCTGAACTTGAATTTATAGTATACACTGTAGCTGTGCCCTCTGCGACAAACCAGTGTTCGCTGCGTTCACTATGTTTTTGCATTGATAACTTGCAACCCGACGGTACTGCCAATTCTTTTACTTTTGTATGATTCTCGTATTCGTGTATCACTCTATAGTACCCCCAACTGCGTTCTGTTTTAGGTGCTTTCCATTCTTCAAGAATCCAACTGCTTGAATTTTTCTTATCTTCGCCTCCTACACCAAACACAAATTCTATATTAGTTATATCACCGTAAACTTTATATTCGGGTGTTGTAGTGTTGGTTCTATCTCCACCATTGGCAAATATAATTTTTACGTCTCCGTGTGTTGCCATTGTCTTATATATTGCACCACAAGCAGTGTCATCAGTGTCATCGAAACTAATAACTTTATCTACCATTTTTAAATTTTCAATTACTGTGGCACGTTCTTTATAAGGCATAAAGGGTCTGCTTTTCTTTCGTGTTAGCCATTCGTCTGAATTAAGACCAACATGTAGTTCATCTCCTAATTCTTTGGCGGCTTTAAAAAAGGCTATATGACCGCTGTGCATAGGATCAAATCCGCCTGTTACAAGTACAATAGTTTTCATACTAATATTTATATGCGCACTTAATTTTAACAATAAGGATTGATTAATTTATTAGGATAAAGAGGTTTGAGATGTTGCCAAGGTAACCCTTTTTCTATCTCATCTGTACGCCATTGACAGTATGCTAGATTGTTAAGCCATTGTTGACGATCAAATACTTCTGGCTTTTCTAGAGTAGATAATGATTTGTTACTTACTGGCCAAGCCATTGAACTTGGACATAAGCTAAATGTTGGTATTCCTTCACAAGCACTTTCTGTTAATGCATTAGTATTAAATCCAACTACTGCCCATGCTCTGTTGAAATCTTCATACAATCCGTCGCCGCCATTCAACAATCCTGCTCCAGAATTATTTTGACTTATTTCAATATTTCCCAGGTTACAACGATTTATAATTTCTATTTGTTTCTCAATCCTTGCAGGATGTAATCTAATAATAATTTTTCTATCAGTGTGTGTTCTTATCTCTTGTAAAGTATTTTTTAAAAAATTTTCATATGTTCCATGCTTTTTTAACAAATTTTTCAAACTACTATCACCCGGACGTTGTAAAAGTAATAGTATAGCATCACCGGGTTTCTGCCAGTCTTTTATTTCTATATCTTGTTCTTCTTGGATTCTGTACCATCTATCCGGTGGACAGTCTTTTGCATTGTATTCACCTTCGTCATAAAAATAACTCCACCAACTAAATCTATGATACGCTTTAGGATTAGGATAATCAGGCATACCTTTTCTAAATACTGCTGCTTCTGCGCAGATGTAAGGTTTACCGCTGTAACGAATAAACTCGTAAATATGTCCCAAACTTTTTTGACGTTTTTGTTCTAAAATATTACTTTGTAAAAATATATCTGCTTTTTGTATTAGTTCTTTATCTTCCCATTCTGCAATTTTAACATTATTGCCTCCTATAATAGGATGGTTTCTATAAGCAGGTTTAATAGCAACAATTAAAGGTTCAGACATTTTCATTTACGAAATACATTCCAGTTTTTTCTAAGAACTTATGTTTTTTCTTTGTACCCATAGTACTTACACGGCGTAAGATTTTAGTTTTTTCTTCATCTAATTTAAAACCATAGTCAGACATTTTATTGATCCAATATGGAGGATTTTGGCAATTAACATGATGATATCCGCTTTGTCCTTCAAGTGCATGTGTCATTACTAAATTTTTACATTTTTGCATTGCAGTTACATAATTTGGTATGTACTTTTCTTCAACATGTTCTACAAATTCAACACTCCATCCTATATCAAATGTTTCATTTATGTCTATAGATCCTTTTGTAAAATCGTGAATAATAAATCGATCATTATTATAACGCTTTAATGTATAATCTCCGTCTATACCTAAAACTTTAAATTCCATAGATTCAGCAAGTTCAACCATTCCGCCTGGACCACATCCTATGTCTAAAAAACTACTAAAACCTAAACTTTTAAACCAATTAAGTGACCCTTTATCTAAATGTGTTAGGCCGCCGTGTCCTCCAAGATGTTCTTCTAACATTATATATTCCTCTCTAATTCGTATTGATCTGCACACATATCTTTTAATGTTTTTGTTACATTTAATAATGAACTTATTTCTGGTACAATACTTGACTCAATGTCTCCAGGGCGCCTATCCACAAATTCTATTTGAATATTTTTACCTGTAACGTGCGACATTGTTTCTACAACATCTAATACCGAATATCCATTTTTTGTTCCTAAACATTCATAAGGCGTGTTAGTAGGACCTAAATTTATAGCATTAGCAATAGCACTAGCTAAATCCTGAACGTGAATAAAATCTCTAACACAAGTTCCATCCTTTGTGTTCCAGTCATTGCCAAATATTTGCAACTTGTCTTTTTTGCCAGCGGCAACTTTTGCTACCATTCTTATAAGATGTGTACCATTGCCTAGTTGTCTGTGAATAGTATTTGTGCCACTTACATTAAAAAATCTAAAAATTGTATAACCTTTTGCTTTTTGCTTAATTATATCTTCAGCAGCAACTTTGCTCAATGCATATGGACTAGCTAGATCCCATGATGCGGCAGTTCCAGCAAATAAAAAATGTTCTGTGTCAATATTCTCTAAGCAATTAGCAGTACCAAATATGTTAGTTTTATAGTATTCGTATGGTATTTGTACACTTTCATCTACAGCTACTCTGCCTGCAAGATGCACTACAGCGTCGAATTTGTGCTTGGTTTTAAAGTTACATACATTTACATTTTCAAATTTTGCATATGATTCTATATCATTATATTCATCATATAGGTTAATGTCCCACGCAGTTACATTATGTCCTTGATCAAATAATATTTTACATAAATGACTTCCTATGTAACCGGTTGCTCCTGTAACAAGTATATTCATTATTTGTTTTTTAGCTCTTCAAGTTTAAAATAAAATTTATTTTTCTTAGGTTTAGCACCTTCTCTAAAATACTTTTTGGCACCTTTGCCAGTCCATATTTTTGAATCAGGTCTTAAATGATAATCAACATACTTCATTCCAAATGTACTAATTTTTTCTTCTGCAACTAATTCATTTAGAGCAGTTTGATCTAAAAACCAAACAAGTCCTTGTTGCTTTGCTAATTCTAAAATTTTATCTTTTAAATAATATCTTCCTAATTTGTTGCCAGCAAATGCTACACAACCACCAAGAGCGCCTACACCTTTCACTCTCATAGCCACCCAATCATTTGATAAATCTGCGCTCCATTCTTCTAAACTAATATCTGCAATCAACATACCATCAGGATCAACAGCCATTATATTTGCTGAATCATGAAATATTTCAGGTACTCTTAAAAATCTACTATTAACCCAATATCCTTTTTTGTCATCTAAAGTTTTATAACTTTCAGGAGTAATTTCAGTAGTCAAACTTATTTTGTTCTTATTACACCATTCTATATCTTGATCCGTTGCGTCAAAGATATGTACATGAACTGAAATTTTGTTAGCATAAATTTTAACACTTTTAATAAAATGTATTGCAAAATCATTGAAAAAAACTGTGTCACAGGGAAGATAAAAAAAGTTGCCTTTACGTTTTTTAACTTGTAAGGGTACGTAATCTATCATAAACTTGCGTCCTCCATACCTGCTACTCTTAGCTTGACAACATTAGTTATCTGCCATTGCTTTTGATCTAGTGCCTTAAGAACGCCTAACCATTTGTTTCGCATAAGAGCAAACTCATTGATAATTTTTTCGTAGTCAACAACGTCTGCCTCACCGTCAACGTATTTTTCAACGTCACGGCTAGACAGAGCTCGTTGATAGTTTTCTAGGTATTTTTTAAAATATGAACTACGCAATCTTCGCAGTTCTATATTTAAGTAGTTTAGGATTGCTTCAATTTCTTGTAGTTGATTGAAGCGGTGTTCGACAATGCCTGGCATTTCTGCAGCGGCTCGTTCTACATTGCCGTGTAGTTTTACTTCCTTACGAGCTTCGGAAAGTTCTGACTCAAAATGAGCTACTGCATCAGGGATCTTAGAAACATCACGAGATATTTCACTATACCAACCCATTACCAGTCCTCTTCTTCGTCGTCTTCGGTAACATCATTGTCTATGTCAAGATAGTAGTAGATAGCAGCATCAAGATCATTGCAGTGGCCGAGTGCATTTTTGAAATGCTCATCATCTGCGCCGTAGTCTGCACACACGTCAACAAAACGTTCTGCAACAACTTCAATGTTTTTCTTGTCAATGTTATCCTTAAACACTGTCCAAATATCAACAATTTGTGATTCATCCATTAACAGGCTCCTCGATTGGTTCTTCTATGTCGTCTTGGATATTTACCTTTTCAGTTGATAAATTCACATGATCTGACATTACCATATCGAGCAGTTCCCCGGTCCAGTTTTTGCGATATTCTTTGTGTTCTTCACCTTTTGAATCGATGTATTTTAGTCTGTTGCCGTCTTTAGATAACAGTCCTTTCTTTTCAAAAAGTTCTACAAGTCCGCTATAAGGGTTCATACCTGTTTCGTATGGAATCTTAACCTGTACACCTTCAAACGGTTTAGCATAACGTGTTTTCATTACTTTACAGCCTGCACGTATACCACGTACTTCGCTGATTTTGTTACCGTCTTCGTCTTCTTTTAGTTTTAACTTTTTCATTGCAACTACAATTGAACTTGCATAGATAAATCCTTGACCACCTGATATCTTATCATCTGGATCAAACATATCTTGCGATGCATATGTGTGGTTAGTACATACAAGTCCTACATTGTGCGAACCAATCATGTTAACTGTGTTACGAACAAGTGAAGTCAATGCCTTAGGCTTACGACCCATATCACCTTTCATATCACCTTTGTTAAATTGATCAACGTCTGTAGGTGTTAGCAACATACCTAAACTATCAATAACAAATAGTACCTTAGGACGATCTTCTTCGTCCATTGCTTTGTAGTCTGTCATAAACACACTAATAGTCTTAGCAACGTCATCGATCATTGACATGTTTAGTTTGAGAAGTTTTTCTTCTGAAGTATCTACATTAAGAGCATGTAGCCAACTTTCATCAAGTGCATTCTCTGAGTCAATTAATACAACAAAGATACCTTGATCCTGTGCTGCTTTTACAATGTTACCTGCACAGATATATGATTTACCTGCGCCTGACTCACCTGCAAACACAGTCACCTTACCCATAGGAACACCTTTGTGAAAGTCACCTGAGATAAGATAATTGAGTGCATAGTTACCTGTTGAAATCCAATCAGTGGGATCATTAAATCCTGCACTCATACCTGAAATAGATTTTGTTAGTTGTGTCCGAAACTTGCTCGGATCAAACGATTTAGCCATAGTATCTCCTTATCAAATAAATGGGAGGGATTTCTCCCTCCCTGTGCTATTAGTTGTTTTGTCTTGAACGGATCATTGCAAGAATATCTTGTGCCTTACCGTCACCGCCATCTGCTGGAGCCGCTTCAGCCGCTGGTGCAGTTTCTACAGCTGGTGCTGGTGCAGTTTCTACAGCTGGTGCTGGAGTTGCCGCTGGCGCTTGTGTTCTCGAAGTTGCAGTACCGTTAGTAGATGATACATTTGGATCACCAGTACGTGCAGCCATTCCTGCTGGACGGAAATACTGACCAAAACGATCTGCATCATAAGCCTCGCCATCAACAGATGCTTCAAACATCTCCTTCATTACCTTAAGTTCTACATCAGTAGGCTTCTTAGGTAAGAAGTCGCTCAAGTTAAACAAACCGTGTGTGTTTACTGCTTGCATTTCTGCATCACCAAGTGGACGCTCTCTACGAGCCCAGTTTGATGTTGAATAGTCTGCATAACCACCTTTGGTTGTTTTTGCAAGACGGAAGTCTACGCCAGCAGTATAATCTGTTGGTAGTTCTTCCATGTCTGGATCCATTAATGCCGCTTTGATAATTTGGAAAATTTGTGGACCGATGATAAATCTACGGATTGGATTTTCCGGAGTTTTATCTTCTGCTAGTGGGCTATCAGTTACAAAGCCTTGGAATACGTATGAACGCTTCTTCCAATACTTACGACCCATGTCTTCAAGACTTGAATCTTTAAACCAACCGCGTACCTCATTTAAGATATCGCATGTTTCGCCATACATTTCCATACATGGAATCTGTACCTGTACAGGACGTGAATCAGTTTCACCTTTTACTCCTGCAAATGGTAGTTTGATCATCAAACGTTCTTTCCAAAAGAAAGTGTTTGACTCATCGCCATCAGGTAAAAAGCGTAGAACACTTGTCTCGCCTTCTTTCATATTCCAAAATGGGAAAATTGCGTTGTCGCCGCCGCTTGTTGAACCACCGCTTGTGCGTGATTCTTGCTCTTTTAGTTTTGCTCTTATTTCAGCTAATGATGCCATAGTTATGCCTCCTTTATAATTGCCTATTGCATTGTGCCTTAATATCATATAGCACATTACATACTATACGATAATATTTAGCAGAAGTCAACCTTTTTCTGCTAGTTTTTTGAATTAATTGGTCAAACCAGCTAATTCTCTCATATGAGCCATTTCTGCATCGTGTTCTGCACTTGCTTCTTGTCTCATTGAATGTTCTTCAAACTTGTGTTTGATTGCTTCGATAAATTCTTTTGCGCCATTAATGTATCTTTCGCCATAGTCTTTTTCTACTGCTGTAAGAACTGCTGTTTCACCTTTTGGAAACTGTCCAGTTTCTCTGTCAAACAGTGAAAGCACAAACTCAGTCACAGGAACTTGAGGTTTGTTGTCTTCGATATCTACTTCATCTTCTTTTTCTTGTGATTGATAATATTTTAAAAATTCTACATGTTTTGGATGTGTTTCTGCTGCATCAGGATTCTTTGTGTAAATTTTTAACCAACCCTTGTATTCTGGATCGTCATGCATTTCTTTAACTGGTGCATCTTCTAATCCTTGTTCAACAACATCGTCTGCCCAGTTTTCAAAACTTTCAAAGTCCATGTAGTCCATTGGATTATCATCTCCACCGTATAGGTCTTGATACTCATCATAAGAACTTGGTTGTCCATCATAGTCGTCATCATCATGATCCATGTCTGATAAACTATCCAAAACATCTGCAACAAAATCTTTATCTGTCATCACTCTTTCATGTCCTAGTTCTTTTACTAAACTAGCCATTTTCATAATAATTTCTCTTTCATCTTCATAATCGTAGCGGACACCGTTTTGGTATAATTTGTCAGCAACTTCATGCGCAAAATCATTTCTTTCACTTAATAAGTCTTCTGGACCAAGTTCTTGTGCTTTGGTCTTTTCGTTTACTAGTCTGTAGATATATGGAAATACATCTTTTAATTCTTCATTGAACTGGCGTATAGTTAATTGATCAATCCAATTACTTGCTACTTCCTCAGGAACATCTTCATATACTGTTTGCTCGTATGATTCAAATGCTTCTTTGTAACGAGATTGTTTTTGAAGATTTTCTACTGTCTTTTTAACCGTTTCGATTCTTTCGTTTACTGCATCCATATAACCTGCAAGACTTTCAGCCATTACACTTGAGCGATTCATGTAATTTTTAAACTTGCGTAGTTTTGATAGCTCTTCAGATAATCCTGTAATATGTTTGCCAAATTCATCATAAGCGTTGCCACCTTCACTTACGTGCATAGCCATTGCTCTTGCACCGTTTAAGTGTCGGTAAGGATATTTAAATCTTTCACCGTTAGAACTTTCAATATAAATTGCTTCAATATGTTGTGTTCTTCCTGCGGCTAATTCTTGATTTACAGGTTTGTTGTGCTTCAATGCTAGTCTAGCATTACCTATATCTTGATAACTTGTTCTACTTGTTCCATACATTTTTGATTCGCTCATTGTTTGTTCCCCAGAGTTACTAGCTAGAAATTTATAATCCCTTCTATTAAGATTAGATTTTGTAATGTTTCTTGTATCGAAATTCAATAATCTTTTCTTAGCAAAATATCTCAATTCTTTTAAAAACCCATACCATTTTTCTTTAGTAAATTTATCTTGTCCTTCGATAAAATTATTACTATACATCACGTTTAAACTTTTTTCGTCAACACTTATACTTACTTTACCTAGATTTTTGTCACCTTCTTTGAAATCAAAGTCAAAAAATCTAGCCTCATTAGGTACATTTGTGACTAGGCCTTCTTCGTTTCCTATTGTTACACTAGGAAAACGTCCACGTATTTTATTAAAAAGTTCTTCACCAATTAGGTCTAAGTTTTTCATATAAGTATTTATCAATAGTTAGTGCTAATGAAGATGGGCATGGGCGGCTCGTAATCTGATTCGTTTTCCATACTTTTAAATGTATTATAAACCCTTGGATCCCAATCTTTTAAAACGCTCATTATTCTAATTACTAATAGCAATGCACTTATCAAATCATCAGTTTCACCCACTTTTGCTTTATATGTACTGCCTGTTGCAACGAAACCTTTAAGCTCACTTATAAGTGCAGCTGAAAAAACTTGCATTTTATCATTTTCTAACATTGTCTTCATTCTAGAACATGCACTTATCTTTGTTCCATGTGTTGTGTTAAATCCTTTGCGAAACTTTCTAACATGTCCCTTGCGCATAGGTTCACTAACAAATAGCCCTGGTAAATTTTCCTCACCAAAATCATTTATAACAATAAGTGCTGCTTCTCCAATAGCATTGTTCTCAACACTCCAATAAATGCTTTGAGGATTATCTGTTTCTGTAGCAATATGCTCTAGTATATCTTTTAAAACTCTTATCTGTCCAGTAATAGGAGTTGTATTGTGTCTCCATTCTGCGACCTGAGTATAACTTGGCAATTCAAAAACTTGTATAGCTGCATAATCGCCACCTGTTCCCATGCTTGGATCTAAACCTATAACATAAGAACAATCTTTGCGTAATTTTTTAAACCAACGTGTTTGTCCCATGTTCATTAAAGGTGCTTGTGCTTCAAGAGTAGCTAATTTGATACTGTTGATAAGTGTTTCGTCAAATACTAAAAATTCACATTCGTATTCTCTACGAAATCTTTCTTCGCCTATACGGCCTAATTCTTCTGCTTTCCATTTGTCATCTCTGTCAGGATGTTCGCTCCAATGACAGGTAAATGAATGAAATCCATTTACACCTACATCTTGTTCATTACCGTGTTCATCATATTTCTTTTCTGCTTCTTTCCAAATAACAGCAAACGTATCTTCGTCTGAGTTTGGTGTTGAAGTAATAATAGCACGACCACCTGTTGCCAGTGTAGGTGATATCGAAGTCCAAAATTCATCTGCAATAGTAGGACTAACAAATGCAAACTCGTCACAGTATAACAGTGATATGGACATACCACGTCCTGTATTGCCTGTTGTTGTTGCACTTACTATTCTACTGCCATTTTCAAATTCCATACTACCTTTGTTATAGTTTACAACACCAGCTCTGATATGATCAGGACACAATTCATATGCATATCTTACTCGTTGCATGATTTCTTGTGCACCTGTGTATTTGTGAGCAGCAATAAGCACAGTTTGATCTGGATTAAACATTGCATACCACAACAGATATATTGCCGCACAGGTAGTCTTACCTGTTTGACGTGGTAACATGTTTATGTTAAATCTATAATTATGATAACTTTTTAACAGTCGTTCTTGATATGTGTAGGGATCAAACAACAGTTTACCTTTGACCGGATGCTGTATGTAAGCAAACTTTTCTGCAAAATATAGATAACCTGTATCAGGGTGCATACACTGCACAAGATCGTTAACTTGTTCTTCAGTAAACGATTCTCGTTGATTTGCTTTTTTGGTGAGAACACCGTCTAAACTTTTGCTCATGAAAGTATTTAACCAAAAAAATAGCGCCTTTCGACGCTATTGATTTTTATTTTGAAATTTTATCAGCTAGTGCAGCATACAATCTATCCTTGATAGATTCTACTGCCATTGCGTTGTCACCATCTTGTGCAGCTTTGTAGGCTTTTTTCTTTTTGTGAATACCACCTGACTGATACATGTAGTCATCGTCTTTGTATTCTTCGTCTGGTGAGTTATCCCAACCATCTTCTTCAACGTCTTCGTATGGTGAAGGATCTTTAACTCTAATATCACCTGGTGCTTTGTTTGAGTTAGGACCACCTGATAGTTTTACAATATCACTTAGTTCACCGTCAGTTTCGTCTGGTGAGTTATCCCAACCTTCTCCACCTCCACATGGTGAGTCTGCATCGTGGTCTCCACCGCAAGTTGCACATGGCATAGGACCTACTTCCATATCGTCTGCACCATCTTTGTCTATGTCAATGGCTGCTCCGCCTGGTATTGCTTTTACTTGTGTGTCCATAGGCATGTCAATTGCACCAACTGGTGCTGCGCCTTCCATACCTGCGTTTTTAAGAATCTTTAATAGTTCGCCTACTTCGCCTGCGTTGTCACCGCTCATTGATATGTTCATTGATGCAGCTTCGTTTATTGGGTTTTTCATACTGTAGTCCTTGCTTTGAAACGCCATAGTGTTTGCACGTTTGTCTAATTGTTGTTGAGTAGGAGCTTTTTTCGCTAATGGTCCAGGTCCTTCTGGTTTAGGATTAGCTAGTTTGTTAGGATCCATACCTTGTGGTGTTTTAGGTACTTCATCGCCTTTTGGTTTTTCAGCAGCTGGATTAATAATTTTTCCACCAGCGTCCTGAATCATTTTAGTAAGTTTTTGACCTTCTGGACTGTCTACTTTTATTGTAGGTCCACTACCCTTACCTGAACTGTTATGATAAATGTAAAATACCTTACCATTTTTTGATAGTGTTGTATTTGCAAACTTAGGCTTTTGATCGTCTAATTTTAGCTCTGCACGACTTGCATCTGGAATAGCAAATATTCCTGCAGCATTAACTTTGCCTTCGCCGCCTCCTGCATTTGGACCAACTCCTAGTTTACCTAGGATCTGATTTAACTGTTCAAGTTCTGAACCGCTCATTTCTGCTTGTAGATCAGCAGTCATGTCTTTACGCTTGTATTTTGTTTGATATATACCAGCAACTTTATCATAGCTTGCTTTGTCTTTAATCTTTTCTAAATATCTATAGATCATATCTTCGTTTGTGCCAAACATTTTATAACCTGCTTTATATAAAGCATCCGCTAATTCTTCGTGATTGGTTACTTCTTCAGGTGGCGGTGGAGCTTCATCCCCTTTTGGTGCATCCTCAGGATCTCCTTTTGCTGTCTCAGGATCTTTTATTGCATCTGCTTTGTCAAATATATCTTTATATTGTGCATATGCTGGTCCAACTTCCGGATCTGTTATTTTAGCTCTGTGTTTATCTAGTAGTCCTCTTAGCTCTTTGAATTCATCTGCTGTAAGTGCTTCATTTAGTTTAGAAAGGGTTTCAAGCATTGCTCTCATGCTAAAGTCTACGCTTTGATTTTGTTGTGCAAGTTTTTCAGTTTCTCCGCCTTCATTTGCTTTTGCAATTAGTTCTTCAATTCTTGCAAAATCATCTTTCATTGCATCGTCGATACCTTTTTGTGGATCTTTAGAATATGCTAGAAGCTCACGTGCAGTATCTGCTCCCGGGTCACCATCTACTTTAATACCTGCTATTTCTTGAGCACGTTTAACACCTGCAATACTTGCTGGGCCATAAAATCCATCTGCTTTGATCTTCTTTAATTCTTCGTTGTTATTTGCCACACCAATTCTCATCAGCACTGTTTGAATAGCAGCCGCTGAAGCAGATTTGATCTTACCTCTATTGGTAGCTTTTAACAAGCCTTTGGCTTGTTTGGATTCAAGCTCTTTTGGAAACTCGTTAGCAATCCAAGATTCTACATCATCAATTGCTTTTTTAATTGCTTCATCACTGCTGTAATCCATAGCAGGTTCTGCTTCGTCTCCTTTAGGTTCCTCTCCGTCCTTAAACAATCCAATGTCTTTTTTATCTTGCTCCCATTTGTCAAGTATTCTTTGTATTTCTCTTTTATATTCTGGTTGCAGGCTATCATCTTTTACTGCTTGACCAAAATCTAGTACCATGTTCTGAAGTTCCGAAGTTTCCTCATCAGATAATTCTTCGTTTAGTTGTTGTAAAAGTTGCTCTGCAAAAGTTTTTGGTTGCCAACTTTCACCTTTTTTCTTGCCTTTTACAATTAGATCATTGTATCGTGCAATCATTTTAGCTGCATTGTCATTGTTAATTTTGCCAGTTGCAACTTTTCCTTTTGGTTCCTCGCCTGCTCCGTCATCTTGATCACTGCCGTCATCGCCACCTGTTGCTCCACCTGCAACATCAACTACTTTTTGGAATCGTTCAGACTTTTCTGGATCAGACTCTTTGTATTTGTCAGCTACTTTTTTTGCTTTTTCTATCTTATCATCTGGTAATAGCCCTGCGTCTGCTAGATCTTGCATTTGACGTAGGTTGGCCATAGATGCGCCAGTTGGCTTACCATTGTCCATGTAAATAAACTTGCCTTTAGAATCATAAAGACCGTCTAAACCTAGTGTCTGAGCAGCATAAGCGAGTACATATCTTGCATTTGACTTGCTTCCAGCTTCTTGTTCCATCTTTGCAATATCAGCAACAGTCATTCCTGGTTTTGCATATTTTGCTACAATAGCGTCTAGATCTTCTTTACCACCCTTTGCTGCTTCACCTTTACCTGCTTCAAACCGTTCAAATCCTTTTTCGTTTGCTAAACCTTTTTCAAGTTGATCTTCACTTTTATAGTGTAAGTCAAATACTTTTCCATCCCGTTTTCTTTTGATTTGGATTTTTGGATCGTCTCTGTTTACATTGAAGTTGTCAATACCACTGCCATCTTTTTTTACTTTGTAGGCTTTTCGTTCTAGCAACTCTTTGCTTTCTAACAGGTCAATAATGTTTCTAATATCATTCATGGTTAACTTCCTATCGGGCTTTTTACATATTCTTCAGGTGATATATCTTTGGAGTCACCTGCTTTAACTCCATCAACAGGATCGATAGCTCTTTCTTTTCTTGCAACTTCAAGTTCTTTGAGCAAGTCCATTACACGGTTTTCACCTGCTTGTTCTTGTGCAGATTCTCCGCCCATGTCTTCTGTGTTTAACAAAGATTCATATGGTTTTTCTTCATCTGAATTTTCTTGATACTGTTCAATAGGATCACCTTCACCTCTTACAATAATGTGACTGTGTCCAACACCAGTTTCGGTTACCAAATACTGTTCAAGCACAAATGCAGTTACAGGATAGTTTACTTCTACATCAAAATGCGTAACTTCACAGTTGCTTAACTGTGGGAAGTCCAAAGGCTTTTCTGTAATTGGAGTTTTTTTACCAGAACTAATACCAACAATATCGTATTTGGTCATTGAACTTTCAAGTCTATCTTCAAAGCCTTCAGGTAACTCTCCTGCTACTCTTACTTTAAACTTGTAAGTTTTTTTTGATTCAGTTAAATATTCTGCAAATTTTTTCATCATACTATCCTAATATATGTTATTTATCCAAGTTTCTTAGTTTTTCTAACAAACTATTACGATCAGAAACTACGTATCCTTCGCCCTGAACAATGTCTCCGTCAGCTGATCCATCTTTGTCTTGTTTTTCTTTTTTGAGTTGTAATTCAACCATCTTAAGTTTTTTGTCTAGTTTTGCTACTTTTGCATCAAGATTGGTTTTAAGCATATTACCTGCAACTTCAAAAATACGTCCTGAATAACGGCTTTCTACATTCATGCCTAGATCCATTAAATCCTCATATGCCTGCATGGATTTTTGCGAAACTTCGTTGAGCTCTTTATCTGCCATTTCGCCTAAACCTTTTACTTGTGGTAATGCAGCAGTAATTTTGTCAAGTTCTTGTATACTGCGAGCAGTTTCTTCTTGCTCAACGACTGCCTGTTGGGCTTTATCTGCATTACGAGACTCTTCTATAATTTCTTTAGAGTCTGGCATGTTTAATAGTTCTTCTAGTTTTTTTGTCATTATTTCTCGCCAATAACTGCTAATATATTTATCGACTACTTATAATCTCTAAAATGCTCTTGATATTCTTTTTTTGATAGTTTAATGTGCCAATTTCCGTCTGTTTTAAATAAAAATGGCTGAAACCACTCAGGCGCAGGATATCTTTTTGAACCGTGATTGCTTTTTATATAAATTTTATCTACATACTGAAAAGCATCTTTAAGAAAAAATTCCCAATTAAATTGTTCTCCTCGAGGTAATGTATCTTTGTCAAACATTGTTCTATTAGCAACTAAAATGTCATATTTTCCTGGAAAATTCATAGCTTTATTATTAAATATGTACATTGAATGTACTTTTAGTCCTATTGCGTCAGTGCATTTTTTATATGTACCATCAGGTTTAGATAATTCATAATCTATTTCTGTTGCTTCAACTTTAATTCCTTTTTCCATTAGTAACCAAGGCAAAAACCCTATACCTGTACCAATATCTATTGCAGTTTTAATCCCAGTCCAGTCATATCTTTCTACAAACTTACGCTTCTCATCCATGTAGCGAGGCCAACCTCTTAGAATTTTTGCACCGTCAGTGCGTTTTGTAGGCATACCGCCTAATTTGCTTAATAGTAATTCTTTATATTGTTCTTCGGTCATCATCTTTTTCCTTGATGGAAAATATCTGTCTCGTTTACAACACGGAAATATATACCCTGTTGCTTGCACCAAGCAGTTGCTGCTTCCCATTTGGCTTGATTTAATACCCAATGAGCTTGATTATGTCTACTACGGCCAAGTTTTTCTTTTACAGTTTGATTTTGTGGTTTGACTTCTATTACTTCTACCCGGTTTTTACCGTTTTTATCTGCATATGCAATAAAAAAATCTGGAACATATATAGTAGCTTTACCTGTTAACGGATTTCTATATGGTATCCTTACAGCTTCACTAGCCCATTGTGCAACATTTGGGTGTTCATCACAAAATCTCATAAAAGCAAACTCCCAACTGCTTCTATAGGTGGGTGTTTTTCTTCCTACGTATTTTTGGGGATTCTTTAGAGTGTACTTACCTTGAGCAAATCTAGCCATATCATATCACTATATTTCGCTTTTCAAGTTTTTCAACAGACTGTGTTCTTTTAAATCCGAGTGTACTTGTTGCATCTCTGTTATAGTTTAAAACTTCTGTAACAACAGCACTTAGTTGTACTTCGTCAAACCCTTTAAGTGTATCAAGCAATGTAAACACATTTACACCATCTATTTTAGCCTGTTGTAATAGCACAGTTGCAGTGCTTACAGCGGCAGTTTGATCAAATCCTCTTTTACTAAAGAATGCAATAACAGCATCTACTTCGTTGCTGGGAAAACTTAATTTTTTAGTAAAATACTTGTCAAAAAATTCTGTGGTTTGTTTTTCTGATGTTTTAGGTGCATTTGGTAGACTGCTCATGTTACATTACCTTTTAATCTTTGTTTTTCGCTTGCAGGTAAACTAGCGTAATTAGCAGTATTACCATTAACTCCGCCGGTTCCACCGTTGGCTTGATATTCTTTGTTATTTAATATTCTTGCTGCACTTTCTTTAGCAGCTTCTGTGTTATTTGCGGCTTTTGCAAGTGCTGATAAACCTACAATAGCTGCTGTTCCAGCTATTAGATCTTTGCTTCCGCCAGTGCCTCCATTTTTTGGAAAAAATGCATTGCTAACTCCACTTACATCTGTTCCTGCCGCCGCTCCTATTGCTCCTTTTAGTAAACTAAATCCTTCTTCTCTAATACCTTCAGAACTTAATCCTCTTACGTTTGCAATAAGATTAGCTGCCGCTAGTCCTGCTTCTAGAGGACTTTTAAACCCTCCATCGCCTGTGATGTAATCGTAAAGTGAAATACCTGTACCAATTGCTCCTCCTAATCCAAGAGCACCGCCTCCGAGTAAACTTGCCGGACTTGGAGTTGTGTCATAGTGTGAAGGATCACCAAATCCTTTAGGACTATCTACTTCTACTCTGCCTCTGTCATACCAAACAGCTTCATATGCTACTGTCATAGTGTTTTGCATAGTACCTGAGCCGTCACTAGAATCTACACTGTCGTGCGCCCAGTTTGTAACCAATGGATTTACCAGTGTATATGTAGTGTATGTTTTTCTTGAAAGTTGACTAATTTGTATACTTTTAAAAAAGTGTTCACTTACTCTATTGTCTAATCCGTAACTATATTTGTTTAGTGCTGATCCTAAATATGTGTTATCTCCAGGTATTCCTTCTTGTCCTGGTGCAGGTGGTGGTTTTATTTGTCTATTATAGGCTTCTGGAAGAGAACCGTAGTTACCATCTGCAAAGTAGTAACGATAGTATGCTTCAAGCAAAGCAGATGTAACACCTAAATTATCATCATGAAATGTGATATTTACAGGGTCATATGATATACTAGTTTGAACATTTTTAATCCTGTTATATTTTTTCTTTGTATCAACTGTTGCTGTATACTTTGGTAAATCAGCAGCTTTTACAAGTAATCCAATTTCTCTTGTATGTCTTTGTTTTAACTCAGGCAAAATACTTGCAGGTAAATCATTTATTTCGAAAAATACATGATATAAAAACTTTGCTTTAGGAGCAAGTCTAAAAGCGTCTGTTACAAAAGTTTTGCTGGCATGCCTAAAGTCGCCAAGATTACCTTTTGGACTTAGAGCGCCACTTGCTAAATTATCTAAAAATCCTGTGAACTTTCCCATGCTAATATTTATCCAATGTAATTAACTGCGTATATAAAAGAAACAAGGGGTACTAAAAAGTACCCCTTGTTAGATTAGGAACTTTGTTATATTAAGCGCCGCCGCCAGTAACGAGAGTGTTAACTGTACGACCAACTGCTGTACCAATTCCAGTACCTTGTGGTGTTTGGATAGCATTGTCATAACGTATACTTAATGTAACACTGACTGGATCTGTTGAATTTGAATATGCTAACTGATTATAGTTTGCACTTTCAACATAACAGCCGTATAATTCGAATGTTTCAAGCACATTTGGTGTGTTGGCACCGTTACCACCATCTAGGATTTCGATACGTGTTGTGAATTTATAATCCTGACCTGATGCTGCACTTGACTGTTCATAGAAGTCAAATTGTTTCTGTAATTGCTCACCTACTAGTTTTTGTACATTGTTGTTTACATCTTCACGTAGGTTTAGAGTAATTGCTTCCCAAGTGTGTTTACCTGCAAGATAAACTCTTGAGTTATAAATGTCTATTGTCATTTGTTCAAAACTCACGTTTGGACGAGCTACATCTATAACTTGTTTTGTTAGTTCTGTTGTCGGAGTTGATGTTCCGAAATTTTCTAGTGATACCCTAAAACGATACTGTAATTTAGGCATCAACAGGCCTTGGTTGCTTGCAGAATCTCCGCTAGCCAAAGGCACTGTAATTTTTGATAGTGTTGATATTGCCATTTAATTTGCTCCTAATCTATAAGTATTTATCAATCTTACAGTCCTGCTATTTCTCCAGTATTTTTAAGTCTTAGTGGAATGTAAATAAATTCAACAGCCTTAACAGGTTCGATAGCAATGTCTAAGTGTAGTTCATTTCTATCAATTCTGCTAGGTGTATTGTTTGATTCATCACACACTACTAGATAATCATACAATGCTCTCTGTCCAACTAGTTCTAGTAATAAACTTTCTGCAGCTTGTTTAATTTCATCTCTTGTAATCTTATCGTTTGGTTCAAACAAATAAGGCTTAGCAAGTGTGTTTAATTGGCTACGTAGGTAGATAACAAGTCTTGCAACATTGATTCTATCTAAAGAACTTGCAGCAAGTTGTCTTGTCTTCTGACCAAAAGCAACTAGTCCTGCACCTGTAATAAATGTAATTGGGTTAACTGCATTTGCGTAAAGTGTATCTCTTTGCCCTTCGTTTAGTGCAATACTTACAAATTCGCCTTCACTGCTTATATAACCTGTAGAACTTGCATTTGTAATACCACCACGTCTTGTACCTGCTGGTGCAAACCATGGGAACGATACTTGATCACTTAGTGCAATGGTTCTCATCATCATATGACTTGGTGGAACAACAACATTGTTACCAAAATTATCACTTGTAAATCCACTTGGATAGTAAACACCAATATATGGATCAGTTGTTACTAGTCCGTTATCGTTGTCTTCTACAGCAAGTGCTTGGTTTGTTGCCCAGTTATTTAATGCTGTTGCATTCGGTAACAAACGGAATGGTGAATCACCAAGTACAAATGCTGTCAAACCTCTGTCATAGTTTAGTGATTTCATTTCACCTATAAGTTCTGGATAACCAGGACATGCCATTAGGTTAAACAATCTTGCTTCATCATCTCTAATATCTTCATTAGAGTTAACTAGTGCTTGTAGACCTTGTACAACAACTTTACGTTGTGCTTTGCGTCCAAATGTGCCAGAACCATCTACTTGGTTAGCACTTTCAGTTACCCAACGATCTGCGAAGTAACTTGCCATAGTTTGTCCATTACCTGCACCGTAACGGGTATTGTTGCCTGCTGTATTAATGTAATTTCTTACATATTTCTTAACATTAAATCCGCTTCTACGCAAGTTCCAAAGCAACATACCTTTTGGATATAGTGCTGGATCTGGTGAGTCAGGGTCAACATAATCGCTTTCCATTAATGCTGTTATGTCACCAGCTTCATTGCTGTTAGCACCTGCTGTATTATAACGTACATCTGCAAATAGTATACCGTCTTCAGTAGTTTGATCGCCAGTATCAACTAGTACCCAGTTGTCTTCTGCATTTGCATTTCCTAAATCTGGGTTATATCTGTAAATTTTTGGATAGTTTTCAATATCACTTGTGTCTATCCAAATATCTCCAGTTTTGAGAGTAGTTCCGTCACTTTGTAGTATTGGAACTGTTGCTGAAACAATAGGTCCGTTTGGATCTGGTTGATCTGCAGCTACACCGCTTGCATAATACGGACTTGCTGTTGAACTTTCACCACTTGACCCATCATACAGTAATCCAACAAATTCACTACCATTGTGTACTAGGATATCTACTTCATCAACAATTGAGTTATACCAAAGTCTACCGTCTGCTGTCTTTGCAGTAACTTCAGTGTCGCTTGCTGTGAAGAATCCTGAACCAGTATCAGTTGTTGGTGTCCAATGAGTTGCTTGTAACTGTTTTGGACTTGTAGAACTTGTAGTTCCAGGAACGTAAACAAGATTTTGGATTCCAACACTTGCACTTACATATGGCACAAATCCTGCTGCTGTTAAAACACCATCTGTATCAACAAAACGTATTTCACCACCTAGTGCATGTTGTATAATAACTTTGTTTTGTGGATCAACTGTTGCTGTAACATTGGTAATGTTTGCATCATTGATTGCACTTGCTAATATACCTGCATCACTTGCAGCTCCTGTATATAAACCAGTAACTGTGACTGCTGTTTCAAAAGCAGCACTGCCATTATCGGTGGTTTGTACAGTAAATGATTTTGATGTTGCAGGGCCCGAGCTACCTGTTATAGCATCTTGAACAATTTTTACACCTGTAACTGTTGTTGCACCAATAGCTCTTCTACGCTGTGGTCTTAGTGTTGCCAATGGACTGTCATCTCCAGCAACATTGCTTTCAACATACAAATCACCTTGAGATAAATTAGCACCACCGCCAACAATATCTAATTCATATAGTGCTGTTTGATTGTTTGCGTGTATTGGAGCACTTAATGTTTCCCAAAGCTCTGAGCTTGCATTCCATTTTTTAAATGATATGCTTGCGCCTAGATTTGGTGTTGTTGTCTTTAGCCAAATACTTCCAGTTGGTCTTGCACTAATACTTGTTGGTATTTGAAGTCCAGGAGCACCGCTAATTGTGTCTCCAATTTTCCATTCTGGAATAGCTGTATGCTTAGAAATTTGTAGTGCAGGTGGAAAATGTGTCCCTGATAAAATTCCTAGTTCGGTTAATCTATCTGCTCCGCTTTCGCCTGCGCCTTTGATTTCAATTTCACCGCCTGAGGATGAATCTCCGCTTGCTGATGCTGTTCCGTCACTGTAAATTTCAAG